CTTATCTCCAGCGTCATCTATTGCCTCTAAACCTGTATCTAATTTTTCACTAGAATATTCCCAACGAGTTACTCTTAATTTGTAAACTGGTAATTGACCTAATGCAAAGAATGGTTCCTGATCTTCAACAAATTGAATCTCAAAAAATGAGTTCATCAAAGGATAGTATATTATATCACCTTCGTTAGGTCTTCCTGTAGCAATTAAACTATCTTTTAATCCCACGTGGTAATCCCACGCTCTTTTAGATACCATAAATGTAGTATCTTCTCTAATCTCTAAACCAAATTTTGAAACTATTTCTTGTTGACCTGCAAAACCTTCAGTTGACTCTACATACATTTCAACCATCCAAGAGTCATCAAACCTAGAAGTTGTATCTTCTCCTAGAATTAAATCTCTATTGACTAGTGTTCTTGGTAAGTAATAAACATCGTGGCCGTAAATTTTAAGACCCTCTACAATTAAATCTTCGTAAAGTCTTTTCTCGTTTTGATTACCAATACCGTTGCCACCTTGAAAGTAATGATTGACTGGCATAGTATTATCCTATCATAAAGGCTGGGTTTAATTCGTATGTAGTTCTTATTTCTGTTTCTAATTTTTCTATATCAGCACACGCTTCAGAAAATATTTGTTGTCCATTTAAAGTTACGCCACCAACCATTGCAACTCCATTAAATTTAGATAAGTTAGCACCCCATTGTTTTTTAAATAAAGCAGTTACATATCTTTTTAAATATATGTCATTAAAAATATCTGTATATGTGTTAGGGTCTAATCTTCTATAACATTCTATTATTAACCATTCATCTTCATCTAAATCATTTTTCCAATCCATATCAATGTATAATCTATTATCGTGTTGATTAAATCTTATAGGTTTTTCACCAACAAGTATGTGATCTAAAAAGTCTAAATGTCTTAATACAACTTCATAGTTAACCATAGAAGTAGAAGAAAAATCATATAGGTCATTTAATCTCATTTGATACCTAACATCAAATAGATTCATAGTACCTTTATTTGAAAATGGAAATATATTAATTACTGATAAAACGGTTTCAGGAACAACAAGATAATTCTTATCTTCATACCAAGTTGTTGAAACACTTGAATCTTTTAAATCTGTTTTTGATTCACTTTCCTGATTTAAACCTGATAAACGAGTTTTATCATCAGCAGTTAATTTGTATTTTAGATATGTTCTTCTAATACCATCAGAATGAAATTGCTGAAAATATTGTATTGCTTCGTCTATTCTGTCTTCTAATTGGTCGTCATCTACATTTATTTCAATGACTGGTTTACCCAATGCTCTTAATGAATATTGCTTTAATGTTTCTCTTGTAGCTGGTACTGCCATAAAAATCCTTATCTTTTATACTATTTATAAGATTTATTTAATGGTAGGAAAGAGATTATCAGCACAAAACAATTTAATATCTTCTTCAGGTAACCCTAGTGATTGCATAGTTTTAGGGGTGTGAGGATTCTTTTGTTGATTTTCACAATAGAAATTTTGTGCTCTTATGACATCTTCCTCGTTAGAATCACTATTAAAATGTCCTATTTTATCAATATATGCGTTTAAATTAGATACTGCTAAAGTACAAATTTGTTCTAACTCTCTCTCTTCCCTTACATTTCCAGCGGCAATCATACCTTCACTAAAAATTGCTTTTGCCCAATCAGGTAATTCTCTAACTTTTGATGGTTTAAACCATTTATTTTCTTCTATAAACCATCTTGTTAATGGGTGTTCTTTCTTTAGTAATGGAGAAAAGTCGTGGAATGCACCTGTAATTTTATTTTTACCTGCAATAATATCAAAACCGTAAATAGGTCCACCATTTTTTGTCATAGGAAATAGACAGATATGTGCCATCCATAATCCTTTTGTTTCTCTAGCGTCAACTACATCCACGTGGGCTCGTCTAATACTCATATTAGACCAAGTACGGTTTGTCCAACCAGGTTTATTAAATCTATCCATACCTGGTTCTTTATATTCAACTAAATGTGTATCTAAAACTTTGATGATTTCTTTTTCTAGTTTGATTAGTCTTTCCCAAATCATTCAACAACCTCATTTGTCAACACAAGAGGTTTACCTAATTCGTTCATCTCTATAAACAAATCTGTAGCAGATTTAAAACAATACTCTACTTCAGACATAACATTAATTTGATAAGTGTTTAAATATTCGTTTATAATTTCTTTTACTATTCTTTTATATTCTTGTCCTTTACCTTTAAAATCGTAATAAGATTTAACAGGCACTTTTTTAGAAATCATTTGACCACCAGATAGATCACCTAAATGTCTAACATAAATGTGTCCGTATAGTTTTTCTGGATCGTCTTGTATTGATTCAATATGTTCTACATATCGTTTTGTACTATCAGTTATTCTAGGTGGGAATGATAGATCAGGCCACAATTTTTTATAATCTCTATGTATGTTTTCTGCTCTTTGTAGACCAGGTGTTTGTCTAAACAAATCATTTGCCATTCCATATTTTTCTAATACAGAATAACATTGTAATTGATTATAAAGGTAGATAGCGTACAATTCTGGACGAATCGTACCACTCATTAGAGTTTTTACAAACTCTTGTCGCTCTGCGTTTTGATGAATCTCTTTTGTGAGCTCTTTAATGTCATAAGCCATAATATAAAACCAGCAATTTAAAAGTTAGAATTATTCTGCCGCTCTTGCGTCTTCTAATTCTTTTTCTTTTGCTAAATCAGCAGCAGTTTGAGCAGTTCTTTCTTCTTCTTTTTGAGTTTGCGCTTCTGCCTCAGTTTTACCGTCAGCAAATACAACTACATTGCCACTTCCGTCTAAAGATAATCTCCAAGACTCAATGCCGTCTGTTATACCAGTTTTTTTAACTGCAAATCCTTTTGAAACTGCGTCATCACCAGCTGTTGCATTACCAGTAAAAGGTTCACCAGTTTCTTTTATAAAATAATAATCCATTTTTTATTTTCCTTCTATTGTTAATTATTCGCCGTGTTTTCCACCGTATCTACTATCACCTTGACCGTAGTTACCCCACCAATCTACTTGACATTGTAGTGGATATACCGTAGAGTAGAAGCCACCGTGTAAGTAGTTGTAAGATGAAGTTAATCCGTAGTTACCTGTTTTGTTTGTAACCGTTGTTGATGTAGAAGCACCGTTAGTAGCAGGGTTTGTAGTATTACTATTGTCATTTCCGTAGTAAACTCTAGTATCTACCGTATGATCTGAGTCTGTAGGATCAAATGACCAACAATATGTTCTCCAAGATTCACCGTCTGTGTTATCAGAATAACCACCGTGGAATCCTGTTTTACCCCAAGCCATATAAGGATTTCCCCTACTTGATTTAGTTTGGTTAATACTTATAAATTTTCTAGGATTTTCTAAACTCATACAGAATCCGTTAATACCAACTCCGTAGTAGTAATAAGAACCGTAGATCATTCCCCAAGTACCGTCCCAAGTGTGATTAAATTTAGTGTATAGGTAGTTAGAGTTTTCAGCACTATAAGATGTTGTAGTTGAACCTGCAAAATCTTGGAAGCCGATATAAATTCTAGCAGCACCAGTAGTTCCTAATCCTTCGCCATTCTTACAATTGTAAGCAGCGTATTTCATAGAGTTACCGTGTTTGTATCCAAAACCAACCCACTCGTTATTACCAACAGCAACACAAATGTTTTTGTTGTTGTTAATTGTCCAAGTGTCAGTAAAGTATTCTGTTGAAGTTAAGTTATCAAAGTAATCTTTAATTCTAGCAACTTTGTTTAAACACTTACTTGATTTGAAAATGTGAATTGTTTTAGCAGTATTTGAACCTTCATCACCAGAGTGAACCATAACAAGCATTTTGTTTTTCTCGTTATATCCAGTACCTGTAGCGTATGTGTTAGTTGTATCTAACATTTTAGCAGAATAATCGTAATAGTCTATTTGACCATTTCCTGCCGCCTGTCCTGGGTTCATTTCTCTCATAGTCTGTAATCTATTTGTAAATAATCTTCTTGGTCTGATCCCTTCAGGTAGGACGTGATTTAATTTTGTCCAAGCAGATGTAAATTCAAATGAAGATGACATTTGGTGATATGAGTGCCAAGATATGAAACCATCTTTAGATGATGTATAATATTGTGCCCAAGGATATTGGTCACATTGATAAATTGATTTGTTGTAACAAGTCCAAGTCGTGTAGTCTTGTGATGTTAAATCACAATGCGATACATCGGTACCGTGGTCATTGTACGAATAAGAGTGTGAAGCGTCTGATAACATACCGAATCGGTAGTTAGTTGTTGAGTTACATACTGCAGCCCAAGGTGAACCAACATTATTGAAACCTGAATCGTAAATACGATAGTTGACATTGTGGTTTTGGTTACCGTTGTCGCCCCATATTCCAAATAAAGGTAGTCCCTCTTTTCTATGGTCTACGGTAGTACCACCGCCTAATAAATTTGATAAACTAGCCATTGAAATTTTCTCCTGAATTTTCTTTTAAATTATTTATATTATTAATCTTCTTCATTTTTATGTTAATACCCAACCTGTAAAAGAAGAAGTTACATCTGGTGTAGATTTAAACACAAGTCTTAAACTTGCATATTTGGCGTCACCAACTAGATCAGCAGCCCCACCAGCAATGTTTTGTCCGTTTCTTGCAATTGTTAAATTAGCAACATCCCACTTCCCAAATCCATCAGCAATTAATACATAATCATCATTACTAGGGTTAGCAGGTAAAGTCATAGTAAACGCACCGTCTGTTGTGTTAGCGATATAAGCGCCTCCAGAAACAGCAGTAAAGTTAGCAGTTTTAACATCCCAATTGATAGCAGTTGCGTCTCCAAATATAGGATCTGCTCCTGCACCTTTAGTTATTAATACTTGACCACTTGTTCCAGCAGCAAGTCTTTCAACTCCTGACGCACCTCTAAATAAAAAGTCGCCGTGTGTTGTTAATTGAGATACATCATCACCTTTTTTAGCAAGTTTTGACCAGTAAGTTGCGTTTGAAGTCGCATTACCTGTTGAAGCTAAAATACAGATGAAAGTTTCACCACCGAAAGTTACAATATCGTCAACTACATAAGCAGTTGAGGCATTATAAGCCCCTTGGAATACTGGTTTAATTCTTCCTAAATTTATTGTTGCCATAATTCTAATTTTCCTTATTTCTATTTATATTTATAATCGTTTATACTTCAATTATAAAAAATTTTAATTTAATTCTACGAGTAAATCACCGTTTACTACGCTAAAAGTTAGACCAGCTCTCATAAAGAAACTATTTTTAAATATATCTTCTTGTTCTTTTGTTTCAAATCTAGTTTCTATATTGTCTGAACCGTTAGTTTTTGTCATTTGTAGTTGATACTTCAACTCTGGAGTATATATTTTACCTCCAGTATCAGTAAAATTACTTTCATAATAATATAGTACAGCAATAGCACTACCTGGTTGTGTACTAACAGATTTTCTAGGTACTTGTATAGTTACCGTAGCACCAGCAGTACCTATTGTTCCGTTTGTTGTTACATTAGTTGTATATTCAGTACCACCTGACTTCGTTCCACCAGCAGTTGTTGAAAATTTAAAGTCTGATTGTGCAAGGTTTGTATCTGATACATCAAATATATATGTAAATCCTTCGTATAATGTAATATCGTTTCTTGTTCTTGTTATATGAGTAATAGGTAAATGGTCATCACCATTATCTACACACAAAGTTCCACCATATCCTATTACATACATTTTTGTTCCATTAGAATTAAATAAAAATCCTCTTGGATCAATATTGTTTGTTCTAAAAGATTGATTTGAAGTAACTGCCTGAGTCGTACTTGCGTCATATTCAGTTACCATAGGATATTCCATAACATCATTACCAGTAGAACCTACTACATAAACTCTATTTCCATCATCATCAAATTCTATTGCTCTTGGTTTGTCATCTTCAGTAGCAATTGAAAATGAGTCAACAAAAGAAGCAGTTGAAAGATCAAAAGCAGTAGTTAAAAGATATTCATTTATATCATTACCATCATCTCCAACTACAAATAATAATTCTCCGATACCAACAGCACCTCTAGCAACTTTATTAAATTTTAAGTCTGTCATATTTAAATCTTCAGAAGCAACAGATAATCTTTTTGAGTATGTTCTAGTAGATACATCAAAAGCACTAGAAAGAGTATATTCATTTATATTACCAGCAGCAATTTGAGGAGAAGCTTCGGCAGTTGATCCACCATTTTCAATTACGAACATTTTTGTACCGTCCGTATTAAAAGTTAATGCAACAGGACTTTGACCTTCAGCAGATACACTTACTTCTTTTTCATATGATAAAGTAGTTATATCATATGCTGATGATAAAGAGTATTGTATAATTCTTGCGTGAAATTTGTCAACAGCATATAATTTTGTTCCGTTATTATTCCAAGATATGCCGTGTATATCTGATTTTCCAGATTGAGTTGAGTTTTCAGCATTATTTCTAACCAAAGATGTTGTTGTAGTAAATGTAGCACTAGTAGCGTCATAAGGTGTACTTAATGCGTATTCATAGATACTATGATTAGTAGATGTTCCAGTTATCTTTTTAGTTATAACTTTTCTTATAACTTGATTGTCAATACCTGCAATATGAAATCCGTAAAACTCGTCTTTCTCTTTTCCAGTTACCGTAAATTGTGTTAATGTACTCATATCTTTTATTTATTCCTATTAAGCAACCTCTAATAATTTCCAACCGTTAGACGCACCAGTATAAACTAGTGTGAAGGCTGCGTGATTTGTTTCTACGGTCATATCTTCAGCAAGATTCATAATCTCATTTCCATTTCTATCAACCGTTAAATTGTTTGTTTGGAATGTTCCATTTAAATCTAAAAATGTAACTGCGTCACCAACTAATGGAGCATTTGGTAATTGTATAGTATGTGGAGCAGCAGCAGTATTAACCAAAAATCTTTGATTACTTTCTGCAACGGTCACCGTAGAACCATCTCCTACAACGGTTACATATGGTGTACCACCACCTAAACCTGTCCAAGTTGATCCGTTATAACCTTCCCAAGCAACTAGAGATGTATTGTATCTAATCGCACCAGTATATAACGCACCACCTGTAGGTCTTTGTGCAGTTGTTCCTGTTGGAGGAACCCAAGCACCAACACCTGCCTTATCTCTTGTTAAATATCCTAGTATAGCATTTTCAGTTGGTACAGCATTGTTTGAATTTCCTGCTAATGTTTCGTCTGTACTAAATTCGTTTACAGAAGCACCTAATTCTGCACCAATAGAACCAAGTTTTAATTCACTTAATCCTGAAAGGTTGAAGGCGTCTGCGTTAAGAGTTGCAGTACCAGTTGCCTGTTCAATTTTGAATAGATCACCAACTCTAAAGTCCCCTTGTTGGTCGGTTGATACCCAATATACACGACCACCATCATTTTCAATAATCTCATCATCTTGGTCAGCAGGTTGTGAAGGTGTTCCTGGATAATTTGTAGTTATGAAATCTCCAGTACCAATATTTAAGAAATCGTGGCCTGTTAAACGAATGTTTGAGT